GTGCGAATAAACCCACGATAAATACTCTAGAAGAACCTATCATTTGGCAGTCCTTAGTGCATGAGCAAATTTTTCAGCAAAGTTTTTATCAAAGTTAGCAGCCACAAACTTATCAGCTATAACATAGAATGGAAACTTGGGTTCATAAGAAGCAGTTCTAGTTAATGCATAAATTAATTTTAATCTATTGTCTTGCTTCTGCCTTTCCCATATACCATTGACACCCTTTATAGTTCCAAAGAACTGTGTATCTTTTTTTATCAAGCCTGACCTTTTACCCATAACATTTCCATACTTGTTAAGTCTTGCGTTATCTATGTAAGGTACAGCGATTTGTTTGCCAGTGCTTCTTACGCCACCATTGATTTGATATTTCAAATATTTCTCTACTTGTTCCTTTACAAACAACATACCCCTAAGATTAGTTTTCTTTGCCATTTGTACTAAGAAACCTTTTTGGGTGAATGGGGTTGGTCTATCTAACTTCTTAACAGTTTGCTTCATCATCTCTTTTCTAAGTTGAAATAATGTTTTGTTTATGGCATTAGATGTAGCAAATGGTATTTGTTTTTTTTGAACGTTTGTAGTCCATTTAGTTACTTCGTCTATATTGCTTTTAACTGATACCCTCATCCCTTTCTCCAATGTGATTGTGTTTGAAACTTAAGACCTAATGCTTTGGCTTTCCTTCTGATAGTAGATGGATGCACATCATAAGTCATAGCAATATCATGTGATGATTTGCCTTCCTTAATCTTCTGTTCTAATTTTTGTTTATCTATCTTCATAAGTTCTCGTAGTGTTCTATTAACTTATTAATATACCAAACAGACTTCTGTAAGTCTTGTATATTGCTGTCTTTGTAAGATTCTCTCCAAATGTATGCAAGTGCTGTTCCCTTTAAATATCCCTTATATTCTTCTTGAGTTAGTCCAGCTTTAATTGCATCAATACACTCTATTGACCCTTTTCTATAATGTGGTGGTGAATTTACCATATCTACTTTCTTCATTTCTCTCTCCTTTTTATTTCATTCTTACATTTTTGTATGACCTTTTTCTTAGAACTTGGTGATTCAATGTAATCATTTAGCTCTTTTAATGTCATACACTTCAGATAGTAATGCTCAGTAGTTGTCTTGCCTGTAGCTCTATCTCTAATCTTTGCACTTGGTTTTAGTTTAATTGGCATAATTGCTCCTCAGTTAATTTATCTATTCGCATACAATAAGTTTTAAATGTATCTACAGGTATCAAGTAAGCATCTATTATCTTGCCATCAATCATGTAGTTCTTACCTTCAGGTATTTCATTCTCTAAAATACATAGCTTCAAATCAATTGATTTAATCCAGTACAACATAGACTTAGTAAGATATGCCCAATAATCTGCGGTGCTTGCATTGATACCTGATTCAATCTTATTGCAACAAGTTTCTATAAAAATATTACCTGTTTTATCTGAATGCTTATCTCTTTTAACTTCTACTGTTTTATCTATCTCAGGAATCATAATGTCATATTCTATAAAGTAACCTTCCATCTTATATGCCATTGGATGTTTCCTGTTGATGATATCTAACACAAACATTTCTCCAGTTTCTCCATAAGGTAAATCTTCGTTATAAAACTTACTCATTTACTTTTCTTTTCCTTTTTCTTTTTACCAAATATCTTTTCCCAATTAGCATCTATTTTTTTCTTATCTTCTTTCCTTCTTTTACTACCCTTCCCACCATCTTTAACATCATTCCACTTAGACATAATTAACCTTCTGAAAATTAACTGACTTATCTAATTTAGATAACAATACTTTTGCTTGCATAAAATCTTTAGGTAAACATCTTAATAATTCTTCTACGCTAAATATCACCATATCTTTTTCATCTTTGTGTATTTTTTCTAAAACAGGTTTATCAGCATCAGTATCACAAATCAAAGCTGTCTTATTATCAAAGTTAAAACATCTAGCATTAGGTTGTATTTGTATGTAACCACTTTCTTCACATTTAATATTTAATTGCTCAAAAGCTCTTATCATCATTTCAACCATTTTAAGTTTCTTTTGAGCAGAATCATTTTGTAAAGATTCTTTTAGTAATTGTTCTGCTTTACAAAACTTAATTTCAAATTGCACACCAACCATTTTAAAGATACGTTTTCTATTACCCCACTTAACATAAGTATCAATTTCATAACTTCTTAATTCTTTTAACTTTTGTTCTAAAGTTTCGTCTATATATGTTTTCATAATAATACCTATTTTAGAGGGAACATTTATAGGGAGGAGGGATATACCATAGGTATATATCCCTTCCCTCCCTGATAATTCTTGTTTTTCATGTAAAAACTCCCTGTAATTCCCTGAAAATTCCCTGAGTTCCCTGTATTTGCTCCCTGCTAATCATCAAACTTTGGTGCTAATTTGCTAAATTCTTTAGATTGATAACCTGCTTTTTCATCATAAATTACCTCTCCTAGCTCTTTTAATTTGCGTAACATCTTCTTAATTGATTCAGGAGTTTTAGTATTCCCATCAGAATCTACTACTTTTCCAGTTAAATCAGCAGGCATTAAATACACATCTTGAGGATGTTCTTTATTCTTAAATATAGCTTCTCTTTCCAATGCATCTAATACTAATTGTTGTGCATAACTAAGACCTTTTTTATCTTGTATCTGCACATCAGTTTCTTCTAAAAATCCTGATGTAAGATTCAATCCTTCACCAATAATATCTACTTCTTTAAACATAAAGTTTTTAAGAGCCATACCTTGACCATCTTTATTTAATGTTTGCTCAAAAGATACAAGCATTTGTTCATCAACAAAACCAACAATATGTTCATCCTTTCTATTAACCTTAAATTCATAATCTAGAGATGCACCCATTACACTTGAACCTCTACCTCTATTAGAGTTGCCATGACCAGTATGATGCACTAAACATATACAGCACTTATAATGTGATATAAGCCCATCTAATTTATTGATAAAGTTACCTACATCTTCTGCACTATTCTCATTACCTATAAAGTTTCTTTGAAAAGTATCAATAACAATCATGCCAATATCGCCAACTTGCTTAGTAAGTTCTTCTATCTCTTCTTCCAACATCTTAAAATCATCAGGGTCGTTTACCCTAACTGCTCTATCTGATAGATATAAAGGCACGTTATTTAATTCAAACATACCTTGTTGCCATGCTGCCAATCGGCGTTTTACGCCACGTTGCCCCTCTCCGCAGACGTACATTACTGGTTTAGCAAATGCCTTGTTGCCATAAAACCTCTCACCTTTTGCAATACAAGCTGCCATAGCTATAGCAATAAAGGACTTACCACTTTTAGGAGCTCCAAAGATGCACATCAATGATTCCTTTTCTACCACATCTTCTATAAGCCAATCAGGATTATCTACCTGTTTTAATACCTCATCTGCTCTTGTAAAGGTAACAGCACCTTTAGGTTTTTTCTCAGTGCAATTAATTATGTATTCTTCTAAATCTTTTGACTCTTTAAAATCACCCCTTATATATGCATCATATAAATCATCTTTCTCATTAAATGATTCAGGTGGTTGTGCTACTTTTACTTTACAACCATTCTTCTTTAGCATCTTACCTATATCATTTGCACACTTAATTCCTGCTTCATCATTATCAGGAAATATAACTACTTCTCTACCAAATATAGGACTCCAATCAGCTTTTTGCCAAGCATTAACCCCACCATGCCAAGTACAACTATCACCCTCATAAATTGCTTCACAGCCCCTTAGAGCCTTCTCACCTTCATTTATGATAATAGCCTTATCAGGGTGCTTATTTGTGTAATAAATAGGAAGTAAGCCTTCAGGTCGCTTCATAGACCAACTACTATCAGGATTCAGGGTAAATGGTGCATATTTTTGCTTTATAAAATGTCCTTCAGGGAATCTTAAAACCATAAAGTTATCAGCATACTTGACCTTCACAATAGCTTGTTTGTAAAGGTCAATCATCTGCTGTCTAGAGAATGACTTAGCACTACTTGCGGTCTTTGTTATTAAAGGGGAAAAACCGCTTAATAAGGAGTCATTAGATTGTAATGCTAAGTCATAACCAAACTGTTTTAAAACTGTATTGACATCTTGATTCATATGTTTGATTAAATCTATTAATCCACCACCTGTATCATTCTCAAAATCAAACCAAGTGCCTGCTTCTAGGTTAAGAACAAAAGAACCTTTGCGACCCCATCTTAATTCATTAGATGAGGTGCTAGTAGGTTCACCTAGTAATTGCTTTGCAACTTCAGGTGCTATTCTTTGCCAATCTACTGATTGCATCAGAAAGGTATATCATCATCTGTTAATTCATTCTGACTAACCATCTCAGCTACTTTATCGCTAAGACCATCATTAGGACTCTTAAATGTATCCTCTACTGGTGCTTCTTGGTCTAAATACCATTGAGGTATTACAAAACCATCACTTCTTGGTGCAAATTTAGCAAAGCTGAATTGTATGTCTGATGAATTACCTGCACCAACTTGAATAGGTTTAGAACCTTCAAACTTAACTACAGGCAAGCTATCTGAATTAGCATCCATCTGATTCCAAAATCCATTTAAAATGTTATTAAATGCAGTTGATTCAGCCCAACTAAATCTTTGCCATAAATAAGCATGTTGTGCTCCTTGAGGAAATACCCAAGCACTAAATGCTCTTTTATAGTCATCAGCAGGTTGTGGACTAATAACAGTAAATTTATCATCCCATACATATTCAAAACCGCTAACTTTTGTATATCTACCCCATCCTGATTTGAATGTTGCAGGGTCTAGTTGCATGTATTGAAAATCTACAGGCGTTTCACCATTAGCAAAAAACTGCTGATGTGATGTTTTAAAAGCAAGATAAACTTGCTGACTCTCATTGTTGGAATTACTCATTCCACCTAGTATATCCATATACTCTCCTAGTTAATGTATTGTTTTCTCAATACTGTTTAAATAATCAGCTTCAAGTTGGGTATAACACCTTTCCTTAAAACTCTCATAATCCTCGTCATTTATAATTCCGAGAAATTCGCAAGCACTTTGTATCTTTTCATAG